ACAAACAACAAACGTATTAGCAGACTGCAACACTGCAACTTCAAGTTCTTTTGCAGTTCTAGACTCAACTTGGGTCTACCAATACGACAGATTTAACGATAAGTACTGTTGGGTTCCTGCAAATGGACACACAGCAGGTATCATGGCAAGAAGTGATTTACAGAGAGATGCATGGGTTTCACCTGCAGGTTTCTCAAGAGGTCAATACTTAGGTATAACTAAAATCGCTTACAACCCTAAACAGGGTTCAAGAGATGACCTTTATCGTGCAAGAATTAACCCAGTCGCAACATTCCCAGGCCAAGGTACAATCCTGTTTGGTGATAAGACTGCATTAACAACACCATCTGCATTCGATAGAATTAATGTAAGAAGGTTATTCATAGTCTTAGAGAAAGCAATATCAACTGCCGCTCAAGCACAATTGTTTGAATACAATGATTCATTCACACGTGCTCAGTTTAGAGCTGCAATCGAACCTTTCCTAAGAGACGTGAAGAACAGAAGAGGTTTAATTGACTTCTCAGTAGTTTGTGACGAAACAAACAACACTGATTCAGTTATGGATAGAAACGAATTTGTATGTTCTATCTTCGTTAAACCTGCTCGTTCAATTAACTATATAACTTTGAACTTTGTTGCTGCTAGAAGTGGTGTCCAGTTCGAAGAAATCTATTCAGCAGTTTAACAGGAGTAAGATAAATGTCAACAATAGACCAATTTAAAGCACAATTAATCGGTGGTGGCCCAAGGGCAAACAGATTCCGAGTCTTTCTTCCTCGTGCAGGAAACAAAATCGAATTTTTAGCAAAAGGTACTACAATACCTGCAGCTACAGTCGGACAAGTACCTGTACCGTTTAAAGGAACCGTTCTTAAACTTGCTGGTGATAGAAGTTATGCAGATTGGAGTGTGACAATTATCAATGATAATGAATTTTCAGCAAGAACTGCATTAGAACAGTGGCAACAAGAGATTCAAGGTCACGGAACATCAACAGGTTTAGCGACAACAGACTACTTATTAAGTAGAGCATTTGTCGAACAATTAGGTAAAGACGACGCTGTCCTAGCGAGATACGAATTTTTTAACATTTTCCCTACAGAACTCGGTACAATAGCATTAAGTTATGATACTGTTGACGCTTTAGAAGAATTTGAAGTAACATTCGCTTATTCTCACTGGGAAAGAGTCATTTAAGTTTTTTTACAAGAACAGTGAAGAATATCACTCTCTTTAAGGTGGTATAAATAATAGTATGGATATATTTGGATTTGAAATTACTCGTAAAAAAGACGAGTTAAGAGCCGCAGAGGTCAAAACAGCAAAGAGTTTTGTTCCTCAAGTTGACGATGATGGCACACCCATTATTGCTCAACAAGCAGGTTATATCGCAGGGGGTGCTTATGGTGCCTATGTTGATATGGAAGGTGGTATCAAAAATGAGATTGAACTCATTAGACGATATCGAGAAACTTCTTTAGTGCCTGAATGTGACGCGGCTATCGAAGATATAGTTAATGAGTGTATCACTTCGGATAGTGCCGATAGGATAGTAACACTCGACCTCAGAGATGTGAAGCTCTCTGATAGCATCAAAACAAAGATGCAAGACGAGTTTTACAACATCTTATCAATGATGAAATTCAATCAGAATTCTCATGAAATTTTCCGAAAATGGTACGTTGATGGAAGGATATACTTCCATAAAGTTGTCGATAGCAATCGAACTAAAGCTGGTTTGGTTGATATTAGGGCAGTTGACCCTCTTAAGATTAAGAAGGTTAGAAACATTGAAATGGACAAAGACAAGAAAGAAGGTGTCAATGTCGTTAAGAAAGTAGAAGAGTTCTACATTTTCAATGATAAAGGTTTTGATAAGACTGGTACTAATGAAGGTACAACAGTCAAAATTGCACCTGAGGCAGTGACTTACACTACTTCGGGATTGTTAGATTTTAACAAGAATGCAGTTATTGGATATTTGCACAAGGCATTGAAGACTGCGAATCAGTTATCAATGATGGAAGATGCACTAGTAATCTATAGATTGTCTAGAGCACCCGAAAGAAGGATTTTCTACATTGACGTAGGTAATCTTCCAAAGGCAAAAGCAGAACAGTATCTTGCAGATGTTATGAATAAGTATAGAAATAAACTTGTTTACAACGCAGATACAGGTGAAATCAAAGATGATAGAAAACATATGAGTATGTTGGAAGATTTTTGGTTACCAAGAAGAGAAGGTGGTAGAGGAACAGAAATTACAACCTTGCCAGGTGGACAAAACCTTGCAGAAATTGACGATGTAGAATACTTCAAGAAGAAGTTATATCAGTCATTAAATGTTCCTAGTTCTAGAATGGAAGCAGAGAATGGATTCAATATGGGTCGTTCTTCTGAGATTTCTAGAGACGAACTTAAGTTTAATAAGTTCACTAACAGACTTCAGAAGAAGTTTGCTAGAGTGTTTACTGATTTATTAAGAACTCAGTTAGTTCTTAAAGAGATTGTTAAAGCAGAAGAGTTTGACAAGTTTAAAGACTTTTTACAATATGACTTTACTGCAGACAACCACTTTACAGAATTAAAAGAACAAGAGATTCTTAGAGAAAGATTAGATGCACTTCAGACTGCTAGTGAATATGTTGGAAAATACTTCAGTCAAGAGTACGTTAGAAAGTATATTTTACGACAAACTGAAGAAGAGATTAAAGACATTGATGCCCAAATTAAGTCTGAAAAAGAAGACGGTGTGGGAGACGATGACGGTGGTGATTTTTACAACTCGAACGATACGGAGTAATATATGAGTGAAATAGCGAGAGAAATAGTTGATACAATTGAAAAAGGTGAATTGCAAGGTGCAAAAGAACTAATACAACAGGGTATCAAAGAAAAGGCTGCACAAGCAGTAGACTTCAAAAGAGTTGAAAGTCAAACTAATTGGACATCTACTACAGAAGATAGCGTAGAAGGTTAACATGAAAAGTTTTACAACTATGATGGAAGAGTTGCATGAAGCGAAGTTTAAACTTCCTTCAGGACACAAAGAACTGAAGAGTGATAGTGTAAAAGTTAGTGGAAAACTTGTTGATATAGTATATGCAATGAGTAAAGGTAAAGTACACGCATTTGTAAATGGTCAAAACTTTACGGGGACTAGTCCTTACAAAGACCTAAAGAGTGCAGAGAAAGAATTTAAAGACATCAAGAAGATTATGCAAAATATGGGTGAAGAATTTGGTGTTACAATAGAGGAAATAGTAAATGAAATTAATAGCAGAATTTAACGATACAATCTCGCCCATCATAACTGAGGCTGCGAATGGTAAAAAAGACTACTTTATAGAAGGTGTCTTTATGCAGGCAGATATTAAAAACAGAAACGGTAGAGTCTATCCTAAAGAAATTATGGAAAAAGAAGTAAACCGTTACAACAAAGAGTTCGTTGAGAAGCAACGTGCTTTTGGTGAGTTGGGACACCCTGAAGGGCCAACTATTAATTTAGACAAAGTTTCGCATCTTATCCAAAGTTTAACCTTAGAAGGTAAAAACTATGTGGGTAAAGCAAAAGTTTTAAGTACTCCAAATGGTGAGATTGTAAAAGCTCTCATTAATGATGGTGCAAAACTCGGAGTATCTTCTAGAGGACTAGGTTCTTTAGAACAAAAAGGGAATGCACAATATGTAAAAGACGATTTTCAACTTGCAACTGCAGGTGATATAGTCGCCGACCCGTCCGCTCCTGAGGCATTTGTCGAAGGAATTATGGAAGGTGTAGAATGGGTTTACCAAAATGGTATCCTAACGCAAGTCCAGTTAGAGGGTATGCAGAAAGAATTAAGGTCTGCAAAACTAAATAAACTGGAAGAAACTAAACTAAATCTATGGAAAAGGTTCGTTGAGAGTCTATAACATATAAATAAAATAAAGTAATACATTAAAGTATTAAAACAGGAGAAAAAAATGGCAGAGTTAGAAAATAACCTTACAGTTGATGAAACTGTAAATTCAATTTTAGAGGCAGGGCAACCTGATGCTAAAGCTGAAAAAGGTGACAAAAAACCCGTCAAACAAGGTTCATCCGATGCTGAGTCTATTGAGTCAGGTAAAGCGGAAGTCGTCCCAGTTGAAACCAATCCTGTTGACAAAGCAGTTAAGTCAGTAAAAGACGCTGAGAAGAAAGTCCCTTCAAACGAAGGTGACCCTCAGAAGAAAGGTGCTGGTAAAGCTGAAAAAGCAGAGAAAATCAAAGAAGACACTAAACCTTCAAAGATGGAATCAATAAAAGCTATCGTCAACAACATGAAGGAAATGACTAAGGAAGAACTTCAATCAGTATTGGCAACAATATCTGAATCTGAAGAGGACGAGAGTTTGACTAAAGCAGAAGTTGCGAGAGCAGTTGTTGAATCTTTGAAGACTATGGACGAAGACAAAGTAGGAGAAATCCTTGAGTCTATGTCTGAAGAAGTTACTGAAGAAGTAGCAGAAGAAGAGGCAGTTGCAGAAGAAGTAACTGCAGACGTTGAGTCTTCATTAGTTGAAATTGAAATAGATGACGACCTATCAGCAATTTCAGAAGCATTAGACCTTTCAGAAGAAAATGCTGAGAAGGCAAAAACAATCTTTAAAGCTGCTGTACAATCAAAAGTACAGGAAGTTAAAGAAGACCTTGATGCGAAATATCAAGAAGAATTAAAAACTACAGTTGAGTCTGTTAAAGCTGACCTATCGGAAGGTGTTGACAAGTACTTAACATATTGTGCAGAAGAGTGGACGAAAGAAAACGAACTCGCAATAGAACGTGGTTTGAGGTCAGAAATGACAGAAAACTTTATTGAAGGTTTGAAAACATTGTTCGTAGAACATTATGTTGACGTTCCTGAAGATAAGTATGATGTTATCGATGAACTCGCAAATCGTCTCGAAGAGATGGAAGCTAAACTAGACGGTGAAGTGTCACAAAACATGGCAATCGTTGAAGAGTTAGATACACTTAAGAGAGGCAATGTTGTCTCAGAAGCGTCTTCGGACTTGACTGATACACAAAAAGAGAAACTATCTTCACTTGCTGAAGGGGTAGACTTTAAAGATGAGGCAGACTTCGCTGAGAAGATTGCTGAAATCAAAGAAGCATACTTCAAAGTAGACGGGGAGAAAGTTGAGGCGGAAACTGTAATCGTTGAAGGTGCAAACGAATTCGAAGTTGAACAAACAGAGAAACACGTTGACCCAACAATGGCGAAGTATTCGTCTGCAATAACCAAACTTAACCCACTGGGTTAGGTTTTAATTTAAAGGAAAAATTATGTTTTTATCAGAAAACTTACAAGAGAAGTGGCAGCCGATTCTAGAACACTCCGATTTACCAAAAATCGAAGATAACTACAAACGTGCCGTTACTGCTGTAATTCTTGAGAACCAAGAAAAAGCGCTTGCAGAACAAAATTTGCAAGAAGCAGCACCTTTAAATGCTACTGGAACAGGCATATCTAACTGGGATCCGATTTTAATCTCCCTAGTAAGACGTGCTATGCCAAATCTCGTTGCATACGACATTTGTGGAGTTCAACCAATGACTGGCCCTACTGGATTAATCTTTGCTATGAAAGCAAGATATAACGATTATCCTTCAGGAACACGTTTAACTAAATCAGAAGCTATGGGAATAGACGAAGTACAGAGTGATTACTCTGCTGGAGTCAACCCTACAGCTGCAGGCCCATTAGCCGCTCAGACATCAGACCCGTTCAACGGTTCTTATGCATCTGATACAGGTTCAGGTATGTCTACTGCATCAGCAGAAGCACTTGGAGATGTAGAAGCGTCTAACGGATTTGCTCAGATGGGTTTCTCAATCGAGAAAGCTACAGTTACTGCTAAGTCAAGAGCATTAAAAGCAGAATACACACTAGAACTTGCACAAGACCTTAAAGCAATCCACGGTCTTGACGCAGAATCAGAATTAGCAAATATTCTTTCA